CGAGGCCCGAGCCGCAGCGCGGGCAGTCGTGATCTCGGAAGGGACGGCAACACCCGCCTCGGCAAAGCGGACGATGTACCAGTCGGTTGAATCGAGGTAGGCGCGGGCTTGGCGGTTGGTGGCGGCTTGAGCGAGGGCGGCGATCTCCTCGGCTGTGGGCGCGGGTGGCGGAGGCAGGGCCACGAACGCGCCTCCTTCGACCTTGTGCGTCGAGTCGCGCATGGTTCCGGTGGGGTCGGCGAGCAGGGATTCGCCCTCGCCGATCTGGGCCTCGGCTTGGTCCTCGGGACAGGAAACCATGCGCAGGATCTGGCCGGTGGTCGTGGAGTAGATAGCGTGGTTCATTTCTTTGTTTCCATCAGGGTTACGAGCCTGTGCGATACGGATGAATCGATGGATGGACTTGAGCCGTTCCCGACCAGATAAGCCTCCAGTGTGTAGGAATGCGTGCCGGCTGATGGCTGATCTATTAAGGGTGTCTGGGTTGGCATATAACTGGCCTCCCACTCCCATAAAGTGGCGGAGGCGTTTCTTCGGAATCGCATGAGAACTCCCTCGTACGCTGCAGGGTCCTGCACCCTAAAAGATAGGTTTATGAATACTGGTCCACCCGATGACGTGATGACTGCCGTCTGGACAGTGCACCATGCGCCATATCCCGTAGATGCCGTGCCGTAGGTTACCGCTGCGGTATAAGCACTCACCGGCACCGTCACCGCATTATTAGCGATCTTGAGCGTGGTCACATTCAAGTCGCCGATCTTGGCTGTGCCGATCTGGGCATCGCCGATTTTAGCCGAGGTAATGGCCGCGTCGGCAATCTTGGCCGTTGAAATCACCCCGTTGGCGATGTTGGCACTCGTCGCGATGATCTCGTTTGTCCCCACCTTGGCGGCCGTGATCGAGTTGGCTTGGAGCTTGGGCGTGCTGATCGAGTCATCGGCAATCTGGGTGCTGGTGATTGAGGCAGCCGGAATGTCCACAGCCGACGCGGTCGCACTCGTGCCGCCCACCCATGCCGACTTGTTGCCCGACGCATCGACCGCACGCACCCAATAAAACCGCACGGCACCGGCCGCCAGCCCTTGGCGCACGTAGTCGGTCCCATAGATGCGCGCCGACGCCGCAGTGCCTGCGTTGGGCACAGGCGTGGAGGCGGTGAACTCGTACACCTCCACATAAGCCAAATCAGCATCCGTGGGGTTTACCCAGATAACCCGCGCACCCTGATAAATCCCGCTCACCGTCACCCCCGTTGGCACAGCTGGGGCGGTCGTGTCGCCGGCGGCGGTCACGTAACCGGACACCACCCACGCCGACGTCGCGCCCACGGTGTTCTCGGCACGGATGCGCGAGCGGTAGGAGATGCCCGGGCGCACGCCTGGCAACGCGGCGGTGTTGGCATCGCCTGGCAGAGTTGCCCATGGGGTGAAGCCTGCGTCACCGCTCACCTGATATTCCAACACCTGCCGCGTTCCCGAACCGCTCCAAAACACGCTGGATGGCGGCGTCCAGGTTGCTGTGATGCGCGAGAGCGCCGTGCCGTCGGGCTGCGTGGTGGAGGTGCTCGATACCGTCAGGGCGCTCGGGGCAGAGGTGGTGTAGGCCGTGGGGAGCGTCGTGTTGGGCGCCAAGTCCACCGTCGTCTCTTCGCCACTCGACCAGTCGTAAACCCCGGAAGCAGTCTCACGCAGCGAGAGCGAAATCATCAGCGCCGCCGGTTCGCCGTCCTGCACGAAGCTCCACGCGGTCACCTCGAAGGGCTTCACGCTCCAGCCGTAGCGCGGCAACGTGACGTTGACGATATCACCGCAGCGCAGGCCGATCGCGTTCAAGTTGCACAGCAGCGTGCAACTGATCTCCTGGCGGGTGCGCTCAAGCTCGATTTTCGCCAGGCGCTGCGCCATGCTGGTTGAGAGCGTGCACGGTAGCGGCATGTCACGCCACGAGCGCACGCCGTTATCCTGTGAAAGGTAGGTCGCATTAACCACCGGAGGAAAGTCGGCGGTCTGCCACTGGTTCGCCTCGGCAATGAACGTGCCCTTGACTCCGTTGCAGCGATCGCGCGCCGAGAGCTTGGTCGAGATACTGATCGGCCCCGCCAAGTGATCCTGCGTCAGGGTGAGCGTCGGCGCACGCCAGCCGGCCGCGTGGTGCGTCCACAGCCCGCCCGAATACGTGAGGATTCCGCCCGAGGCGCTCAGCAGTTGCCCGATCACATCCTCGGGGCGCGCCGAACTGTCGATAATGGTGTTTGTGGTGTAGCGCGCCTCGGTGCCGCCACCAGTTAAACTCACCGATTCATCGCTCAAATTAGCGGCGGCGATGAAGGCCACATCGTCGATTTCGCCAGCGATAATTCCCACCCCCAGCACGGTGTCGGTCAGGTAATCACGCAGGCAAAGCGCGGGGTTGGTCGAGTAAACGGTGGTGGCGGTGCGCGGATCGTACACCTTTCGCCCCTGCACGATGGCCGTGACGGTAGGAATGCCGTCGGTGTAAATGCTCTGGTTATACTTTAGCCGCACGTACAGGTAAGCGATGCCGCGCAGCCGGTGGGCGGATGTCCAGATGTCCGGGCACTCGGCGACCAGTTCGGTGCTGGCTGCCTGCGAGGTGGTGCCGCTGAAAACGCGGATCCGGGCATGATCGGCAAAGCGCCCGCCGACCTCGCCGGTTCCAGAATCCCAAGTGAGTGCCTCGCCATTGAAAAATAATTGCTCCACCGCGTTGATCTCGTGGCTGGCGAAGGGGACGATCAGGTGCAGGATGTCGTTGCCCGTGCCGCTTGAGTGAATGAGCGCGTAGGGTCCGCCCACCTTCTGCCGCCCATAGATGATACGGCGAGCTGCAGCGGCGTCACGGTAGTTGGTTTGCAGCCCGGTATCACCCAGCGCGCCGGACGTCTTGGGGGCTTTAGGGCCGAACGACTTGGAGGCGAGGTAAGCCGTTGCAACGAACGTGCCCCAGTAAATTGCACTCACCGCAAGCGAGGCGAGGACCGTACCAGCAGCCATGGCGCCAATGACGATGCCGCCCGTCACGGCGCTGGCGGCCAAGTAAGCGATAACGAGAGGGATTGCGGGGGGCATGGTGTGGAGTAAAACGGGTTAAATCTTCCAGGCGTAAGCCACCTGATTGAGCGGGATGGTCATGAGCCCAGCCGGAGCGGGGAACGCGGCGCGGTGATCGACCACGAGGCCGATGCACAGCCGCGAATAGGCCCCGACGTGCGCCGCCACCATATCGCCCCGGCTGGCCATGCGGACGGGTATCTTGGCGAACCCATGCTCGGCCATTCGGTCGCCAACGAAGGATGCCAGGCTGAAACCGTGCCCCACGATCCGCGCGGCACCCAGCGCCGTCGTGTATTTGCCTCGGATTCCGACGGCGAGGTCGATGCCGTGAAGCTCACGCACCCAGTCGGCGGCGAACAGGCAACAGTCATGCGCGCCCCACGCAAAGGGCGTCGACTGCCGATCCTGCACAAAGCGCCACAATAGCGCCGGCCAATTATCGGGGCGCGTCTTCATGCGGATTTAGGCAGCGGACGGCCCCAGTAAATCGTCTTATCCTGCAATCCCGCCACGTATTCGAGGCCGAGGTCGCCCGGGTAATCCATCTGTTGATCGATGTCGGTGTAGCGGCGCTCACGCGGACGCCCGAGGTCAATCAGGTTGTTTTCGAGCGTGAGCTTGAGCGTCCCCGACTCGCCGCCGTCGTCCGTGCTCATGACGTCCATGCGGCCGGCGAAGATCTGGACAGGGTCGGCGATCAGTTGCGCCGAAGAATTAAGGAACCCCAGCCAAAGACGCCCCGGGCGTTGCTGGTAATTTTCAGAGAATGCCAAGGATAGGATATCGGACGGAATGCCCACCAAGCTCAGGGTCAGGCCCCGGGCGGAAACATCGCTCGTCTCCTCAATTTCGGAGACCCGCCCAAGCGTGGCCACGCCGGAAAAGTCGCGCCCGCTCCAAGTCAGCGTGCCGTAGCCACTCCACACCCGCACCGGGGCGGTGGGGAACTCCAGTTCGCACAGCAGCACCGGACAGGTCTCGGTCGCGATCGCGGCGGCTTTGGTGGCAGGTGTGATGATGCGCGTACTCATAGCGGTTAGTTCGCGTAGGTGGTGGCCGTGCTGGAGCCGACCGCATCGGCAAAGCTCAGGGTCAGCCCATAGCGACGGGCCAAGTCGATGTCCCAGGACACCGCCGAGTCGGAGAGCATGAACAGCCCGCGTGGGCTGTTGTAGGTGACCGCCGTGCCGCTGGCATGCGCCGCCCGCAGACGCGGGAACACCTGCACACTGGTGGCCGAATCCACGAAAATCACCTTGTGCAGCGTGCCCGCGATCTGGAGCCAATCGCCCACGGCAAAGGTGCCTGTGCCTCCGGCGAGCGGCAACGTGATCGAGCCCGCAACCGCACCGGCGCCCACAGTGACGACGCCAGCCACGGAGCCGCGGGGGAGCGGATTGGCAAAGTCACCCAGCCATACCGTGCCGCGCCCTGCGGAGAGCAGCCAGGCCACGAGATCCTCGCCGTCGACTCGCTTGAGCGGGGCGATTTTATAGGTCAACTCCAAGCGTTCGCCCGGATGGTGGTAGCGTTGCACCGCATAGCTGAAGGGTGAAATTGCCGACGCGGTCGCACGGCGGGCAAGCCACGAGATTTGCGTGGTCTTGGCACTGAGGGCCGTGGGGGCGGCGAGCGGGAATGTGATCGGCATGGCGAGCGGGTGGCGGTTTTAGGGTTAAGCGTAGGCGCGGCGGTAAGATCCACCCCGGCGCACGCTGTCGCTGACGGCCTCTTTGATTTGTTTGATCATCACCGGCATCTGCGCCGAAAGCTCCGAGCGGGTGACGCCATTGGTGAAGTGCAGGTTAATCACCTGCGTGTCCCCGCCACCGCCGCCACCGGACGAAGCGGCGTCCATGGACTGCGCAGTGACATCGGCCGGCGTGATGGTGCCGCCACCGCCCGGGTTAAAGATTTCGGGGCCCTCTTCGCCCACGAGGTAAGGCTTGGAGCCGTCGCGGTAACCGCCCTCAGCTGCCGGGGCACCGAACAGCCCGGGCATACCCGAAGCGCTGGAGATGGCGCGCATGAGCGGGATGACGATCTGGGCACGGATCAGGGCGGCAACCAGGTCGCGCATGATCGCGGTCCCGAGCTCCTTCATGCCGAGTTTGCCGGTCATGACCATATCGGTGAGTGCACCGGTGAGGTGGCCCTCGATCTGATTGGCGCAGTCGGCAAACGCCTTCTGAAGCGGGTTGAGTGACTTGCGCAGCTTCTCGATGCGCTCGGTCTCGGTGGCATCGGCGAGCGCCTTGCCGACGCGCGCGTAGGTGTCGGCGGTGAGGTTGCCCGCCGCCTGGAGTTCGGCGGCGATCTTCAGGTTCTCCTGTGCCTTTTCCACGGGGGTGGCGTAGGCGTCGGTCATCGCCTTGCCCGCATCGATGCTTGCCTTGGTCTGGGCCTCGATGTCCTGCGAAACACTCGCCCCCACGCGCTTGGCGTCGGCGTTGAGCTTCTTGGTGAACTCCATTTCATCGGCAAACAGCTTGCCGTGGAGTTTGCGCTGAGCATCGAGCCGCTCCTGATCGCGGGCCTTGGCAGCGGCTGCATCATAAGCCGCAGCACGCGCAGCGGCGGCCGGATCTGGTGCGGCAACTGCCTCCATGCTGGCAGGAGCGCCCGCAACCGCTCCCGTTGCAGTGACTGGAGCGGTGCCCGCCAGTGTACCACGCATGGCGATGATCGCCGCATTATAGGGGGCAAGCGCCTTGTCGAGAATACCGCTGTTCAACACCTTGGCGGTGCCTAGTGAGGCCATGTACTTGAGCGCCTCCGCCATGCGTGTGAGTTTGTCGCCCGCATCATCCAAGGTCTTCAGCTGCGCATCATCGAGCCGGATCTTCTTGGTCGACTCAGCCAGCGAGTCGTAGCCCTGCTCGCTCAGTTGCTTGAGTGTCGCGATCAGCTTGGGTGCATTCTTCGCCCCAAAAATATCCATCGCCGCATTGAGCGCTGCCTGCCGATCGCTCGCCATGTTGATGCGGCTGGCGATCAACTCAAACTGACGCTCGGGGGCGAGCGCCTGAAGCCCCGCAGCGGAGAGGTTCAGCTTTGCGAGGCTTGCCGTCATGCCCTCGTTTCCATCGCGTGCATCCTGCACGCTTTGGCGCATCTTCACCATGGCCTTGCTGACCTCCTCCATGGAGACGCCGGAATCCATCGCCGCCAAGCTGAGCACTTGGAAGGCCTCGGTGCTCATGTCGGCCTGCGCGGACAAGTCGGTGATCTTTGAGCCGAGGTCGATTCCGATCTTGGCCACGAAGGCCAGCGCGCCAGCCGCTACCGCCACGCCGGCAAAGGCGGTCTTCATCGCGTCCAGCGAGGGCTGGATTTTCTTAGTCTGAATCTCGATGGAGCGGAGCTCCTGATTGACCGCTTGAAATCCCTTGGTTTCGGCGAGCGCCTTGAGGATGACTGATACTTTGATTTGGCTGGCCATGGTTATTTTTTAGCCGCTCGGTTTGCCTTGGCCGTGGCCTTGATGACCGCGGCGTTCACTTCGGCGGCGAAGCCCGCCTCGATCTCGCTCATGCTCTCAGCCAGCGCAGGCCGCGCAAACGGGCGAGCGCTCACGTGCTTGCTGCCGAACTCGACCACGTGGGCGTAGGCCGATGCACGGGTGCGCACTTGGCGCTTGGTGCCGTCGGGCTCGGTCTGCATCACCACCACCCGCTTGCCGCTGGGGCGGATGTTGGCGGTCGCCTCGCCGGCACGGTCCACCTTGACCGTCACGAAGATCGAATCGGCGAGCAGTCCGGAGTCCTTGTTTCTCCCGGCATTCTGCTTTTCGCGAAACATCACCGGACCGGCCGCAGTGGTGAGCGCCTTCTTCAAGATCCTGCGCTGCAAGTCCAGGTTCAGCGACGACATCGCCTCAAGTGCACCGGCAAAGCCCTCTGTTTTTATTTCGAGCATGGTTTTTCGGTTTTGGGGAAGGCGGCGCGGAATTCGGCCATGATCTGGGCGGGGGTCTTTTTGCGCTTAGGCCGAGGCATAAAGTCGGCCGAGGTGTAGTGCTGGCGGTTGGATTTTCTCAGGCCGTGCAAAGAGCACTCCCAAGCGTAGCGCTTCGCCTCTTTCCTGACGGCGGCCTCCTCATAGCAGCGCCACTCCGAAGCGGTGAGGGCGAGCAGTTCACCCTCACCGAGCTGAATGCCGAGATCTACGCGGGCGTAGGCGAGGAACTCGGCGCGGCTTTTTTTGCCTTGGTCTCGGCAGCAGCCTCGAAGGCGGCACCGATGGCCGAAGCCACCCGTGCCAGCGCCTCATCGTCGGCGTCGAGTGCCTCCACGAGATCGGCAGGGGTGACGTAGCCAGCCGATTCCGGCAGCATCGCCCACGCAAAATCGAACATCGCACGCATGGAGCGGGCGGGATCGGTCAGCGCGGCGATTGCCGGGGGGTTGGCCAGCCCTTGCAGCCGGTAATGGGCTGCAAGGTTCCAGCGCAGCGGGTGGGCGATTTCCGCGATGATGAGGGTGACGGCGGGGGTGCTCATGTCTCAGGATCAGGAACCAGGAGCGACGCCGGTGGGCTTGAGTTTGAACTTCTGGGTGTCCTTACCCTCGATCCCGAAGTTGTCGTTTTCGACTGACTCGACGATGGCGTTAAAAATGACGTCATCCGTGGTGGTGACGCGGCCCGGAGTAACCACCTTGAACTTCATCGAAGTACCCACGCCAGCGCGCAGCGCATCTTGGCCGGCATCGGTGGCGATCACCAGGATCGAGCCGGAGCACTCGCTCCACTCTTTTAAGCCGGAGGGCTCAAACTCCTTGATGCCGGAAGCGGAGCCGTGAGTGGTCACATCGATGGGCGACGTGGCACTGAGTACGGGAGGAACGATATCGAGCAGGCCGTTGATGGGAACGTAGGCAGCGGTCACGAAGACCGAGAGTGTGACGCCGAAGGTTTTTGAAGGCATGGGTGTGGGTGGTTAGCGGGTTAAAAAAACGGGTCGGGAAATCAGGCGGGGCGGTAGTGAACGCGCAGGTCGCACGAAGCGCGGGGGCCGTCGGCGGGCTCAGGCTCATCGTCGCGGCTGGCATCGTGTAAAACCGCGTCAATCACCGTCGTGCCGAGGACGCCACGGAATCCGTTGAGCGCATCGAGGACGGCAGCGCGCAGGGTCTCGACGGCGTAGTAGTCGGCAGCGTAGGCGTCGACCTGAACCAGTGCCACGGCGAGCCCATCGGCCCCGCCGTGGGTGTTGCCGCGTTGGTCGCTGATGACGTTGAGCACGAGCACGGGGGTGGGCGCATTCTGCGGAGCCCGGCGCCAATGCACCGACGCGCCCACACCCACCAGCGCGGGGAGCGCGGCGAGGTGATCGGCAAAGTCAGTGCGGGCGGTGGCGTGCATTTAGGAAACAGGCTGAGTGACTCCGGCGAGGTGCTTGCAGGTGAGGATGAGTTTTGAGCGGTAGGCCCCCTCGGGCGTGACTGAAACGATCTCGTAGGTCTTGCCCTCGACACTGAGCCGCCCGCCCACCTCCAGCCATTCGGCAAAGTGAGAGAAGAACCCCACCTCTGCTTGAACACGCCGAGACCCGACAGAATCGACCACCACCGCAGATTGCTTGCCCGAGTCGCGCCCCACATGGAGCGAGACGGGCGGGGCGTAGTCGTTGCGCGGCGCACCGCTCGGGCCCTTGGTCTGGCGCAAGGCGAAGTAGCGAGCAGGCAGGTTCAGTTTACCGGGATTCATGGTGATGGGAGGTGCGAATGCGGAGCTCGATCACCTGCGCCTCGACGGCGACCAGGCGGGTGCGCACTTCGAGGATGTCGCGCGCGTGGCCTTGGCCGTAGACGCTCTCCACAGCGAGCCCCTTGGTCAGCTGGTGCACGCTGTAGAGCGTCCACCCCGAGAGCGGGATAATGATGCTGTTGATGGCAATAAGAAGGAGTTCCGTTTGGGTCATTTGCGGAGGGCTTCGAGGTCGGCGATTGTGTTGAGTGCTTCGGTTGTGAAATTGGGGGCGCAGCGCATGGCGTCCTCGTAATCAGGCATGGCCTTGAGGTGCGGCAGGTTGCTCGGCGCCGTGCAGCCCGCGGTGAGGGCAAGTGCGAGGGCACACCCAAGGGCTCGAAGTGATACGGATGCGGTCGGCTTCATTGTCGGCATGGGCTTTGGCGCGGCGCCCTTCGGCTAGCTGTGCCCCGACCAGCTCAGCCAACTGCGCGGCGGCCGGGACCGCTTTGCAGATGGCCAGGATGATCGAGGCGAGCGCGGCTAGGTTCATTTGGCGGAAGGTGCGGCCGGGGGGATGATCTTAATCGAGAGCACCCAATCGAGCAGGTAGGCCACCTTGCTGCCAACCGGGCTGTGGAACCAGGCCACCAGTCGATCAAGCATCGCGTTGTCATTGGTGCCGGGAGTCAGGTCGATCACCCAGTGCACGAGGCTGAAGGCCGGCTTGGCCCAGATGCGGGCGCTGCCGATCACCGTGATCACCGTGGCAATCCACGGGTGCGACTGGGCCAGCGAGAGCAACAGGTTGAGGATGATGTTTTGCGCTTCGACCGGCAGGACGGCAGAGGCATCTCCGGCGGCAATTGATTGGGCACTGGCTACGGTGGCCAGTCCGAGGACAGCGAGAGCAAAAAGGGCGAATTTGGATTTCATGGATGGGTTATTGGTTGGCGGAGGAGTCAAACGAGAGAGGCGGCGTATGCGGTGATCAGGATCAAAACGGCACAGGTCCAAAACAGTGGCGTGTGCGCATTGAAGTCGGGATCGACGGGGATGAGCATGGCGGAGATCGGCTACAGGCTGAGATAAACGATCTGCCCATCGACAACGCCCACCGGCTGGGTGGTCGCCTCGTAGCGGCATGGAGGAGGGGTGGGTAACGTGACCGGCTGCGGGGTTGTGCAACCGGTGAGGATCACGAGGCCGAGCAGCAGCACGGCGATGAGGGAGAGGCGGAGCTGGCGGGATTTCATAGTTTTAACAGCCAGGCGCTGGATGCTTCTGCGGGCGTGAGGGTGAGCAAGTGGCCGGACTGGGGCTCGATCACCACAAGCCCATGGTCGCTGGTGAGGGCGACGTTGACCGCATGCCCGCCACGGCCGGCCGCCACATACCACAGGATGCCAACCGGCATGGCCGCGCCGGAATTGGGGCTGGTGCGGCGGTGGCAGATGCGTGCGAAGGCGGCGAACAGGTCGGCGAAATCGTCGCAGTCCCAGTTTTCAGCCTTGTAGCTGGTGCACCCGAGCTGGAACAGGCAGGACCGAAACCAGGTATAGAATTCGCCCGTGAGCCAGTCGCGAGTGGGCGGCTGGTAGGCGCTATCGGCCAGCGGCGCGGCGGCGTGCGATAGGCCCGCGCGGGCGATGGCGAGACCAAGGGTGATGCGATCGGCGGTCTTCATGCGATCAGCTGCCAAGGCTCGCGTCGTATTCATCGTAAGCCAGGCGGGTGGCCTCAGGGTCCCACTCGCTGCCGTCGGGCAAGAGCACCTGGATCTTGGTGCCGTCCGGGTGGATCAGGTGACTCTTGGTTTCGTCAACGGCTGGCATGGTGGGAAGCGGTTAATTTTTGAGGTACGAACTCGACGCAAGGAATGCCGTCTGGAGCGTCGCGCCGTTGACGAAAACCACGCGGTGGTAACGGGTGGTGATCAGCACCACAGCCTCAGCGACGCCGTCGGCGGCAACGGCAATGTCAGCGGTGGCGCGCCGCCAGGTGGTGCCGTCGGTCGAATGATCCACACGCAACGTCCCAGCGTGCGAAGCGTAGGCACGCGCAACGAAGCGGGTATTTGAAATAGTCGAGCCGGCATCACGGCTGGCCCCCGTATAGGTGGCACCGGCGGCGAGGACGGTGGACGACTCGGAGTTTACCGTGTTCGAAGTGCCGCCGAGCGTGACCGTCGTGGTAGGAGCGGAGGCCACGCGCACATCCATGTAGGCGGCAGCGCCTGACGCATCGACTCCGGAGATCTGCACCTTGTTGATGCCAATATCGAGGGTACGGAAAAACCCGAGGCTGCAGCGGGTCGTGCTCGCCGGGGCGGTAACACCGTTATGAACCGAGAAGAAGAAATAGAGCCGCACGTCCTCTGGAGGCAGCGAGTCGATCGCGGTGCCGCGAGGATTCCAGGCAAGGCCGTTGGTCTGGCTGGCAGGTGTAGCGTCGGAAAAAGCCTCGATCTGGCAGTCCCCATAAAACTGGTTGACCACACCCAGCGGGGCAATGTCGGTGGTCGCCGTGACCGATAACGCACCGCTGGACCAGCCCTTGCGCTGAGTATCCTTGATGATCGAGGTTGCGCTGGTGCCGTTGCGGATGAACGCGACGTAGTTCCAGCCATACGCGGTCAGCGTTCCCGAGGCGCTGCCCGTCCACGCCTTGCCGGTCATTGTCAACGTGAGGGTGCCGCTCGTTGCCCCCGCGTTTATACACGTGAACGTCGTGGTCGCTAGATTGTTGGCGTTGCTCTGCGTCAGCAGCGAAACCACACCGTTGACGATGGCAGCCGTATCACTGGAAGCCGACACCGTCGCGGCCTCGGCAATCGAGAAGATCGGCGCGCCGCCCAAAAACGTAACCGTTGCGGTGGTCGTGCTGCGCGTCCAGCTGCACGCGAAGACCGGCGAGAATGTGATATTGTTGCCCGAGACTGCGGTGATGACATAGCGGCCAGGGTGCGACAGCGCCGCGCCTTGGATACCGCCGAGCATCATGGCCTGGCCGATATTCTCAGCCGTAAAGCCGTGGCCGGCAGGCAGGGTCACGGTGATGAGGAGGCCGGTGGCATCGGTGGTAAACGGGACGCCTTCACCAATGAGATCGGCGAGCATCGCAACGCAGTGTTGGTTCACGATATGCTGGCTGCGGCTCATGCGGAACCGCGCCATGTGCGCCCCATTGGCGAAACCAACGGAGCGGAACAGCGTCTCAGCGCCGGGATTGGTGCCGGAGTCGATGTTGAGGTTAGAGTACGCCTGACCAGCGGTCATTCCCGAGCCGATCGCCCCAAGCTGCACCACCTCCTCGGAGATGATGCCCGAGCCGGTGCGCGTGAAAGAGCAGTCAATGACATTGGCGCTGGCTTGCCGGGTAGAAAGGGCCCCATCAACCAACGCGGGCGGCAACTGCGCGGTGGTGATTGTCGGCTGGTAGGTCGCCCACGAGGTGGCGAGCAGCTGCGAGAAAAGAGCGATGAGCAGGAGGAATCGTTTCATGAGTTTCAGTAGAGATACCAGTTGGCGGAGGCGTCGGAGGTGATCGACCAGGACGCCCCCGTGGTGATCAGGGCAGAGGTGTCGCCCTCGAAGAGATCGGACCCGGCGCGGGAAAGGGTGACGGTGCCGCTGGTGCGGTTGATGATTTCGAGCTGCACAGGACGGGGGCTGGCGGCGTTGGCGGCGGGGAGCGTGAGGGTGATGCCGCCAGCTCCGGTGCACACGATCACGGCATCGGCGGCAGTGAGGGCGCCGGAGGTTGTGACCACGCGGGAGGTGGCACGAGGCTGGCTGGCTGCGATCGCGGCGGCCTGCGCAGCGGCGGAGGATCCGAGTGTTTCGTACCCAGCTAGCGCAGTGGCCAGAGAGGTTGCGTCAGGCATGGCCACCCAGCCGGTGTTACCGGTGCCAGTGACTTTGGAGTAAACGGCGGTCCCCGCTGCGCCGTCCATGCGCAGGAAAATTGAGCTTACTGGGGCGGTGGTTACGCCTTCAGGCGAGCCGGAGCCGCATAGGATGTTGGCAGCGTCTAAACCAACGAGACCGTTGAGAGTGATGACGCCACCTTTACCTCCTGCGGTAGTGCCTGATGCGGATGCTCCGTTAAGGGTAAGCGTGCCTCCGGAGCCGCCAGCGCCTCCGTTAGCGGAGGCGGTATCGTTAGCACCTGCGCCACCGCTTAACCCGATGAACCCAGTGTTCCCGCCACTGCCTCCAATAAAACCATTGGATGCGCCACCACCGTTACCGGCCAAGGCTATAATTGCGGTTACAGCGCTACCTCCGGCACCACCAGTCCCCCCAGCACCGCTGGAAGTACCGCCCGCGCCACCTGAGGTGGTTATTAACTGCGCGGCATTACCCCCCGCACCACCATTCCCAATTCCTCCAGCGCCTCCGTTACCGGTGGTGACTGAGATTAAACTATTGGTACCAGACAATCCGCCGCCAGCGCCCCCGCTACCAGTGGACCCCCCCGCTCCTCCGCTACCGCCTACCACGCGGAAAAAACCGGATGAGAAGCCACTGAATATAGATCCGGCGTTACCCCCAGAGCCTCCTGAGGAGCCTCCTGCCCCACCAGCGCCACCTTGTATGCTTAGTAGATTAGCTGATGATGATGTACCAATACTGCCCCCGCTTCCACCAGCACCTCCAGCACCACCAGCACCACCAATACCAGCGGTTATGGCGATCATACGAGCCTGTCCACCGGTTAAAACAGAACCACCAGCTCCGCCTGCTCCACCAGCTCCCGCTGGACCTCCTGAACTCCCGGATATGGTTATCAACCCTGTGTTTCCAGTTACCAGTGCCGTGCCTCCAGCCCCCCCAGAAAAGTTGCCATTGGCTCCTCCTCCACTACCCCCTAGAAATTGGAATGTTGGCCGTGAAGCGATAAACCCACCAGCCCCACCATTACCTGTTCCACTCGCGGCGTTGGCCCCACCGTTACCCGTTATGGCGGAGTTCCAGAAGGCGGTGAGGAATCCCCCCGCTGCGCCGACAGTACCGCTGCCTCCTAACGCTGGTCCAGGAGTCCCAGCTTGCGCTATGGACCACGGAATGCACTGGGTCCTCCATGCTCCAACAGCGTATTGCCGCAGCATCATTAGCTGGGTTGAAGACAGACCAGCAGTTGGGGATGTAGTCGTAAGGCCACCCAAAACAACAGACCCATTTACAAGAGTAACTTGGTAGGAGAATCCAGGTGCTGGTGAGCTTGGGTCTGTAAAGTTAACGGTAATTCCTGTTCCATCTACATAGTATTTAGCCCCGTTTGCTGCAGGCGTGATCGTCTGCGTGGTGGTAACTACGATCTCAAGCGGCTGGTAGGTCGTCGCCGCCGTGGCCGCAGGAAGCGCACCGACGATGCGCGAGTCATCGCCTGCGGCGACGGTGCCGGTCGTGGTGCCGATGTTGAGCGATGCGGCTCCGCCGAGGGATGGCTTGCCAGTGAGATCTGAGTAGGCGCCCGTAGTTGCAACGGTTGCCAGCGATGCCGCGTTTAATTTGGCATCGAGGGCGGCCTGCAAGCCCGAGGTCGCGGCGATGGGCAGCGCGGCGGCCGGGACGGTCAGCGTGCCACCGTTGGCGACGGTCAGGGTTTTGCCGCTGGGCACGGTCAAATCCTCGGTAAGCGCATTGCCCGAGATCGTTTTGTTTACGGTCTTGGTGGCCGTGGTTGTCTGCGAATTTGCAGTGATGGCCAACAGCAGCGACCCGATAGCAAGTAGGCGGAGGCGTTTCATCAGTTGAGGCGGACCCAGATTTTGAGGTTGGTGACGGCGTTTGCGTCGTCGGGTAGGACGAGCCCGCCATCGGCATTTTCTGCGGTGACTCCGTCCCATGTTTGCAGCTGCCACGTGGAGAGCGCGCCAGCCTGCGAAACGAGGCACGGGGTCATGAGCACCAGCCCAGTGGTTGCCACGCCGTCGAGGCTGGTGGCAGTGCCGCCGGTCAGGGCCGAGCGGAAGATAAGGCGCTCTGCCAGTGCGGCAGTAAGAGCGGAGGTAGATTCACCGGGTGCCGGTTCGTCGCCGGTGATGTAGTCATTATCGCAGCGCAGCGGAACGGCCTCAGAGCTCCAACCAGTGCTGTGGATTACCTCGGCCGCCAGCTGCACGAAATCCGGCTCGGTTGGTGGCAGACCAATTCCGGCGAAGAGGTCGGCAAGCGCCTCGGTGTTAAGCGAAATTGTGCCTGTGTAAGTGGTAGAATCTAGCGTGAGGGCAGCCGTTGCAACCAGTGCGCCAGCATACAGCCCGCGGGCTTTGATCCCGATCGACAAGGTTCCGCCTGAAAAGGTGGCCGGCACGCCGGCGGAATAGAGCACCACCTCAACGGCGACGGTGTCGCGGCGCTTGAGGATGGCCGGAATGAGCGGGTAGCCATCGGCCCCGATCCCGATCATGCGCCCGGTGTCCTTGTCGAATTTGAGCGTGAGCATGGTGATTTATGCGACCCAGCCGCCGACGCGCTGGTGTTGGATGAGCGTGCCGAGGCCGTAGGGCAGTTCGTTGACGATGTTGCCGATATTCAGCGGCAGGCGTTCCTCGTGCCACAGGGCGGCGAGTAGGAGCACGGCGTGCTTCATGCCGTCGGGGCACAGCCCGAGCGCATGTCCCGCTACGTAATCGACGGTCAGCGCATCGGGGCGGTCGTAGAGTGCGAGCTCCGTCAGGGCCGATGTTACAAAAGCCGCACCGGGGAGCATGTCGCCCATCTCCACCAGGAGCGCGGCGATTGCTGGCACGCTGGTAACCGTGACCCGTGCCGAACCGTCGGCCGGCCAATACTTGATCGCCGTGATCGCGGTGACGGGGCCGCGGGCGAAGTGCAGCATGGCGTCGGCCTGCACCTCGGAGGCGGTGAACAGTTCGCGGTAAGTGGCGGGAGCCATGCCGCGCCCGGTCGCACCTTCGACAAATTCGCGGGCCGTGTTGAGCAGCGCCGCCAGCTGCGTGATCGCCGCCCCATCCATCACCGAAGGCAGGCGCAAGTGCGCGATCAATTCCGCCGTGGTGATCGGCGAGTTGGCGGCAGTCGTCGGGGTGATGGTGGCCAGGTGCGACATTTTTTAGGAGCGCTTGCGGGAAGGGCGGGCGGTGGCGGTCTCGATCACGGGGCGGGCCTCGGCGGTCTCGATGGCGGCAGCCGTGCGCGCAAAGCGGGCAAGCCCTTGAGCAACGAGAGAGAGGGCGATCGCCTCGCTGGTTTCGTGGGCGACACCGGCAGGGCAATGGATGCCGCCGATCAGGATGTCGGAGTTAGGCGTGATTTTCATGGGCTTAGAGATGGGCTTAAAGGAGCCGCCCGCCCCCATGGGCGAGAAGCTCGATGAGCCAACCGCTCAGGCTTAGGCGCCGAGAGCGTCCAGCATCGCGGCAAACGACTTCGGGCGAACCACGCCGCCGTCGTAGTAGCTGGAGGCAACCAGCGTATAGAGACCGCCGATGGCGTTGGTCTTGTCGCGGACCATCTCCAGGCTGACGCCGCCCCAGTAACCAATGAAGTAATCATTGAAGTCACCGAAGATGATGGCCGAGCAGGTGGAGCCAGAGGAGCCCTTGACCAGCGTGCGGCTCACGGCGTTGGTGAACAGCGGCTGGTAGCCGTTGATCAGGCCGGAATCGCCGAGGATGTAGCTGGCATCAGTGCCGGACGGATTGCGCAGGGTCTGCTTGAGCTTACCGCGGATCTGACCGTTCGAGACGTAGCGCAGGTTACCGAGAAGCGCGTTCTGGGTATCAACAGCGGTTTCGAGGGCGATGATGTGCGCATTGGTCGGGGCGAGACCGTTGGTGCCGCCGGCAACCGAGCCGATGCCAGCGGTGGCAACGATGCCCGTGGCCTCACTGGTGCCAGTGCCGTGGAAGAAGGCAGCCGCTTGAATGGCCAGCATCTGGTTGGTCAGGTGCGAGCGAAGGAGCGTCTCGATTGCGCTGGAGGACTGCTTGAGGAGCAGCTCGCTGATGTCGATGTAAGCGGGGAGGCGCTTGGGCGACAGGGAGAGCATCGCCGTGGTGGGCGAGACTTCATCAGCGGCGGCATTCTCGGTCTTCTTGGCGGGGTTGGTGCCAGCGATGAGGCGGGGCAGATCCAGATTGCCGGTGAGGCCTTCGAGCACAGTGGCACCAGCTTGGCGCATCACGGAGGCGTTGAAGAAGTCATCCAGCAGGCCGCGCTTTTCAGTGGCGACAGTGTGGCCACCTTCGGCGGCGGTGGTGGTCATATCGCGGCGCTCGGCACCTTGAGCACCACGGCGAACGAGGATGCGGGGCAGCATGATGCCGCCGGTCTCCAAGCCAGCGGCGCGGGCCTCGCGCTCGCCCTCTTGGATCATTTCAGCCTCGACGCCGTCGATGGGCTGCACAGCGGCACCCTTGGCGCTGCGGTGCATGTGGCGAAGGAGCTTGCCCATGTCGAAGCCAGCGACGTTGCGCTCTTCGCCCTGGGAGAGCTGGGGAACTTGAGCGCCGGCCACCTGTAGGCGGCGAGCTTCGGCGTGGATCACGGCGTCATTGTCGCCGATCTCGGTGGAGATAGCGTCAAGGCGGGAACGGCCTTCGGTGGTGGTGGTGTCGAGGGTCTGCGCCTCCTTGCGGAGGTTGATGGTGCGCTCAGAGCGCTCTTTGATGATGTTCTTAGTGGACATAATTGCGGGTGTTTTGGGTGTTGGGACGGGTTTGCGCGCAGGACTTACTTGATCTGAAGCCCGAGTCGGGCGGCCTGCGCGCCCGTGATCGGAAATTGGTTGTCGGCGGGTGCCGTAGGTGCGGGGGCCGATGCCGCGCTGCGGTGCTCGGTGAGCGAGCGGAGCGCGGCAGAGGCGTCGGGATAGGCGGGGTACGTAACCGGGGAAACGTCGTAGAGGCGGGAAACCTTGGTGATCGTGCGGCGGGCCGTGGTGACCCCGTCGCGGGTCGACTCTTCCCACTTCTGCCCCTCCTTGCTCACCGTGAAACCGAATGAGGATTGGTCGACGTCGCCGCGTGCCAGGGAAACCATCAGGTCGCGCCCCGCCTGCGTGTCCGGTGCCTCGAACTCATACCAGAGCCCGCGTGCGTCGGTGCCGATCTTGAGGGTGCCGACGCCCGCCTTGGAACGGGCAAGGATCAGGTTCGCGTCGTGATTAAACAGCGCCCGCACATCGTCCTTGAGGACTTCATCGAAAGCGCCGCCTTGGATCTGCTCGATCATGCGGTAGCTCTCGCCGCCTAGGTTCTCCGAGTCCGACGCGTACACGGCGGCATAGCCACGAACGAGGCGCTTGGCAGTGGCACCTTCGCCCTCGGTGCGCAGTTCGACGGCTCCCGTGGTGAAGCGGCGCTCGATGGTGGGGGCGGAAAATTGGGCGGGAGTGGTGCTCATGTGGCGGCGGGAGTGGGTTGGGGGTCGGCTGCGGGTTCGGAGGCCGGCGAGGGGAAGCCCGAAGAGGAGGAGTTGAGCGGGGCGCGGTAGTCGTCCATGCCCTGGGCATCGGACTTGGTGTAACCGAGCCATTCGCGGGAATCGTTGGGCGAGAACACCCCCGAGGTGCGCATGGCGGCGATGAATGCGGCCTTGGCCGCTAGCGCCACGGCGGCGATCTCTTCGCGGTCGAAGCAGAAGCGCAGCCCCGAGCGTAGCTCGTCAGTGGTGAGCAGGGAGTAATCAAGGGACTGCTCCCAGTTCACCAGCCACGGGTTGAGGCAGTAGGCCAAGAGCGCCAGATTCATCTGCTCGATGCCTGCGCCGAAGCTCGTGGCGGCGGTGGAGTCGCCAATCAAGACGGGCGGGATGCGGTAGAGGCGGGCGATCTCCTGGAGTTCGAAGCGGCGGGACTCGATCAACTGCGCATCGGCAGCACTCATGCCACCGACCGCCTTGAATTGAGCGCCCCAGAGGACGGGCGTGCGGCCGGAATTACCCGCGCCCTCATGCCGGGATGACCACTCCTTGCGGATGTCTTCGAGCTGCTCCTTGCGGGTGCCGGGAGGGGCTTCGATGATTCCGTTGAAGCGGGCCCCGTTCTTCACGAGCGCACCGCTGGCCTCGCGCTGCGCGATGCTGGTTCCGATCGATTCACGCAGGAGGGAAATGGGGGATCGGCCCGCGATGCCGTCGGTAGAGAGGGCGCGGACGTGGATAATATCGAAGCGGGTGAGCAGGGCGCGCTCGTTGGCGACGCGGTAATCGATGAAGCGTTGGCCGGTGATGCGCTGCGGGGTCACATCGAGCGGGGATAGCCACTCGATTTCGCCAGGCTGGCCTGAGCCGTCGCGGTGAATGCGGGCGTAGCCGTTGCCGCCAAGGCCGGCGCCGGTCTGCATGAGTTGGCGCAACTCGAAGGCGGTGTGCAGGTCGCAGGGGCGATCAATGGCGAAGCCTGCGGGGTGATCGAGAATCACCTCATCGCCGCGCTTAGTGCGGCGGACCAGTTGGCAAGGGAGCATGGCCACCATGTCGGCGAGCAAGCCGACGCAGGCCGTAACCGCCGCAACGCCCATGGCGGTGTGGGTGTTGACGACTGCACCCGATGCGGACGACGCGCCGACAACCATCTCGATTGCGCGCTCGCTGGTGAGTGAGCTGCGGCGCTCGACCTCATCACGCAGGCGACGCTCGGCCACCAATGCGCGATTGCGCAGGGCGACCGGGTGCGAGCTGTTGTTGAGCAGGTGGAAATTTACCACGCCTCCAGCGTGCGAGGGCCCCACCTCAAACCAACTTCCCTAAGTGTCGAAGCGTGCCAACGTAGCGCGGTAGCCGCCCACTCTTGCCGAGATCATACAATTTCAAACGCCCCAACTAAACCCATTTACAGCCCGCCCCCTGGTCCGGAGTCGTCAGGTTGTGCTGGCGAGCGGCAAAGGCCATGGCGAGCGCGGCCATGCCGTCGATGCGCCCCGAGCTGCGACCCTTGGCCAGCAGTCGACCGCCAGCGGTGCCGGTGATCACCGTGGTGGCGATGGCGTGGGCCGTGGCCATGGGGTTGCCGCCGTGCGACAGGGTGGCGGTGATGACGCGCCGCTCCAGCTCATCGAGCGGGGTGCTCATCTGGGTATAGCGCTGCGGGCAGATCAGCATGGGCAGGCCGTGCTCATCCTGGAGGCGTTGCCCGAGGCCCTGCGCCCAGCCGGGGTCGTAGGCGAAGTTTAGCACGGTGCCGGTGAGCTCGCCCAAGCGGGCGACGATGTCGCGCTCGATCTGGTTAACGTCGCTGATGGGTCCGGGTGTGAGCGACAGCCAACCCTCACGCGCCCACAGGTCGTAGGGCTGGTTATCCCGCGAAATCCGGTCGGAGAGATCCGCCTCGGGTAACCAGAATTGCCACGCACACAGGAGCCGCTCGGGGTCGGCAGGGTCAACGGCGAGGGCGCAAAATGCCGAGGTGTCGGTGGTGCTCGCCAAGTCCATGCCGCACCACAGGGGCAGGCCGCGCAGCCGCTCCCAGCTGACGGGGTAGGTGATGGCTTGGCCGGGGTGGCCGCGTGCCCATTGGGCGGGGTCCAGCCAGCGGGCGGGGCCGGTGGTCTGCCAGCAGTTGAGCTGTTTGATTAAAAACTCACGGCGCGCCCCGGGCGAAACCCGAGCACCAACGGCGAGCTTGTGCATCTCGGAGGCGGGCTTGACCACGCCAAGCGACGGGTTGGCTTTGATCCAGATGGCCGGATCATCCCAGCGGTCGGTGGCGTCGATGGTCCAGATGGCTCCAAAATAAAACGCGCCGTCGCCGTCATCGCCTCGGTAGGTGCCGCGCTCCACCGAATCCAGCAGGCGGCAGCACCGCTGCTGTTGCTCCATGCAAATCCCCTCGGGGTTGTCGCCTGCCGTGGTGATCTGCAAAACCAGCGGCGAGAAAGCCGCACCGAACGCGGAATTGATGACATCCCACAGGCCACGGTCAGGCCACGCGTGCAGCTCGTCCATGATGGCCAGCTCGGGGCGCAGGCCGTCGAGGGTCGATTTATCGGCACCGAGCGGACGCCAGTCGGAGTCGCTCGGGTTGTGGGTAAGCCGGTTGTGACGCTCACGGAATAGGCGGGCCCAACCTTGGGCGGTGCGCAGGAGGCGGCAGCCGTCGCGCCACACGATGTTGGCCTGCTCCAATTTGGTGGCGACCGAGTACACCTCGCAGCGTGCACCGGGCGGCGGGAAGGCGAGCTGATAAAGCCCGAGCGGGGCGACGAATCCCGTCTTCCCATTTTTGCGGGCGACCTCGATATAGGCGTAATTGAACCGGCGCCGGCGTGGGTCGGAGCGGTGCCGCCAGCCGTAGAGCATGGCGACAATCCACCGCTGCCAGTCCAGCAGCTTTAGGGTTTTTCCAGCGAGCGGACCTTCGAGGCCCTTGAACTGCTCAGCAAAAGCGGAGGGGCGAGCGGCAAGGGTGCAGTCGTAAACGTAGGGATAGGCCGGATCTGAGGCGGCGCGCTGGAGATCGAGCGCGTGACGACGGGCGGCGAGGTGAATCCACCGGTTGTGTTGCTTCGGGCTTTCGACGATGTGCGCAAAATAAGCGCGGGCCGGATCGTTGGCGGCGAGGGGCTTGAGGTGATCCGCCGTGAAATGCCAGGGGCGAGCGCGAGGGCGGCGCTTTTTTGCTGATTTCTTGGGCTGGGCGCGGGCCGGTTTCTTCCGCCCGGTCGCCGTAGTCACTGGGTGAACAGGCCGGTTGACTTCGACTCAGGGGAGAGGGCGTAGGGCGACCAGTTGGGATGCGCAACCAACCAGGTGGCAGCATCAGCGGGGCGGGCATACTTTTTGCGCATCACCGGCGCACCAGATAACCGCATGTCACGAATGAGCACACGGCAGGCGCGCTGATCGAAGCCAGGGAAGCCGAGCGCATCGAGGGCGTCGGGGAGTTCTTTGGGGGCGGAGAAGCGTTGGGCGGGTGTGATCATGCGGCGGTGCCGTGGGCGGCGTTAAAAGACTCGGGGCCGACGGGAAGCGCGGCGGGTGTGTTGGGTGCGCCCAAGCGGGCACGGGCGGCAGGCGAAAGCCCCAGCTGGGTGGCAGTGGCGAGCAAGAGCTTGTGGGCAGAAGCGCGGGCGGCGTGGGCGGGGTGCAGGTAGCGCCCGCCGGTGGCTGCGGTGAGGATCGCGCCCTCGGTGCGCAGCTGATCGGTAAATAGGGAGACTTCCGCCGAGGCCTGAGCGTAGGCAGCAAGCAGCGCGGAATCGTGGTGCTGAATCGAGTCCTCAAGGAGGAGGGCGACGCGGTCGTATTCCTCGGCAGCGAGCGGGGACAGGTGCAGAGGAGCAGGCGGCACGCCGGGCGCGGTGCGGGCCTGTGCGGCGGATCCGGCCTGCGGTGCTGGGCCTCGTGCTCCCATTAGCGGCTGGTTCCGATGAACTTCCCCTTGGCGTCGTAGTGCATCACCTCGGGTTTTCCGGTGGCGGCATTGGTGCGGACCTCATCGCGGCCGGCGTAGCGTCCTGATGCGTCGGCGTGGTAGGTGGTCGGGATCGGGGCGGAGGTGGTGCCGGTTGAGGCGCAACCCGAAAGCAAAGCCGAAAAACTGGTAAGAAGAATGAGCGGTAGCGGTAAAGCTGTCATACGGGGCGACAAGTAACAGAATGGCACAAAAAAAACAACGCCTTATTTTTGGGCGCTGCGAGTGAGCCCGGCACGGCGGTCAGCGTGGGTCTTCTTGGCATGGCAGCGGCGGCACAGCGGCTGGTGGTTTTCCGGTGCCCAGAAGTGCGGATCGGCCTCGCCACGGGTGACGGGTGCAATGTGGTCAACCAGGCAGGCCAGCGTTGGCCGGTGGACTTTGGCGCAGGCAACGCACAGCGGATGGGTTGCGAGGAATTGGCGAGCGTAGGCCGACCAGCGCGGCGAGTAACCCCGACGCGATGCGCTTTCGCGGGTGTCGGGAGCACGCGGCGCAGGCGCTTGGCGGCCTAGGGTTGGCGGGCGGGTGGGCATGGTTATGGGCTGGCCTCCTTCTCAGCCCTCGCGGCGAGGATCAGCGCGATGCACGCAGCCTTTGAAAGCCGGGCGTCGCAGCCCTTGACGTAGGTGCCAGCCGGTAACTCGATGTAAACGCAGTATTCATCTGGCTGGCACAGGCGCTCGATTCTGAAAAGCGTGCGCTCTAGATACGGCAGCACGGCGTCCGTGGACTTGGCGAAGGTCAAGACGCTCGGGCACATCCAGACGATGCCGTTGTTAACCCATCGGCCATTCGGACCGGATTGGGTGTGCTGAAGATACCCAGCCACCTCGACGGCGAACACCGCCGACAGCCCGGTGTCGTCAATTCGGTCGATGTTGCTCATTTGCCGCCCTCCTTTCCTGCCTCAACGGCAAATTGCTCCAGGTACGGCAGGCGGCCACGGTTGGAGTTAAAGCCCGATGGGCGGGGCTTGATTCCGGCCTCGTCGCGCCACTGGACCAGAACTTTAAGCGGGACCGATGCGGCGCGCTGGATGTCGTTGACCGAGTAGCCCTCGTGCAGGAGGGAAACCGCTCGGGGTTTTACGGGCGAATAATCACGGGGAGGTTTCCCGATCGTCATGGTGTCTAGGATTTGGTTTCTGAAGTTTTCTTTATTGAGGGTTCGGCGGGCGCGGGCGGCTTGTAGGCTCACTCGCCAGTCGCTGCCCGTGATCGTGTTGAATTGGTTCGGGGTCATCAGTTGGCCTCGATTAACCGCAGCCCTTGCACCACCTGCTGGCGGTCGCCGTTGGTGCGGAATCCCCACGCCCGCTCGCGCAGGTAGGCACACAGCTTGCGGCTGCTTCGGTAGCGCGGGCTTTCGCCGTTGTCTTCGCACCAGGCGAGGTAGGTTTTTAGCAGGCGCGAGGCCAGCACCTCATCGGCCGTGCTGCGCTCGGTGCGCTCTTCCAAGAACTGCGCGACCTGGTCGCTGTCGTCTTGGTAGTCTTTCACCGCTGCCAGCACCGCCGGCGGTGGGTTGAGCCCGCCACCGTCGGCCATGTCGAGGTAACCCCTGAGCGCCCAATTGAGGATGCCGGGTAGTTCTGCCCGCAGTTCGGCAAGGATCTCGTGGCGCGGCCGGCGCTTCTCGGGCGGGATGGTGTTCAGCCAGGGGATCAAATGGATGCGCCGCCATATGCCGTGGTCGGTGCCTTTGATCTCGGGCTTATGGTTACCCACCAGCCACAGCTTATGGGTGGGCTCGAAGTTGTAGGGCTTTTCGTAGGGGCGACGCGCGGTGATCGTGTCGCCACCCACCAGCGCCTTGATTGCGCTGTCGTTGAGCGTGCGGCTCTCGGGGATTTCATCTGTAACGCAGATTCGTTTACCTTCGAGCATCGCCTTCTTGTAATCGAAATTGTTGTCGGCCTGCTTCGCCAGCAGGGCCTCGATGCCGATCGTTACCATGTATTCGCCGGCAAGCATCTTGAGCAGCGCGGTGAACGTGCTCTTACCGTTGGCGCCGGAGCCGTAAAGGAAGTGCATGACGTCCTTGTCCACGAATCCGGTTAGGCTGTTGCCCACCGAACGGGCGAGGTAGGCGATCAGCTCGCGGTTGCCACTGAAAGCGAAGTCCAAGAACGCCGCCCACTTGGTGCACTGCGCGTCAGGGTTAAACGTGTAACCAGCGCTCATGGTGATCATGTCGCTGGGGCGGTGCTCACGAAAAACACCTTCGGAGAAATCCACCACGCCGTTCTCCACACACAGCAGGTGCGGCTTGCGGTCGTAGAGCGTCGCCTTGGTGCCGAGCAGTGACTCGGCGAACGCCAGGACGGCGACGATGTAGCTGCGGTTATAGAGCTTCTCCACCCGTCCCTCGAATTTCTTAATCACCGCCGCCCGCGCGTCCTTGGTGACTTCGGGCGGTGGCGGGCGCTTGGCGATGTCTTCGCGCACGCTGGCAATCTGCGCCTTGTAGGCCATGGCGATTGCATCGGCGCACTCGATGATGGTGCTGCTCATTTCGTCCTTGGCCCAGATGCCGTTTTCGTAGGTGCGCCAGCTCTTGGCGAAGTGGTCGTAAAGTTTGCGTCCGTTGACGATGGCTTGCCACAGGCGGGCGTCGCCGAGCTGGGAATCGTTGAGGCACTCGGCGATGAATTCGCGGGTGAGTTCCACATGGCGGATCTCGGCAGAGGGATCGGCGGTGAGGGATTCGTCGTTGGGCTGGTGGCGGGGGCTGTCGGCAAAGCGGATGCGGCCGCACCAGTTCTTGCGGAAGGCGGCGGCACGGGCGTCGAAACCGTTTTGTGCGGCGTAGTGCACGAGGGTGCCGACGCCGATCTGGGCCAAGCGGGCGCGGTGTTTGCTCACATACTCGCCGTGCTTTTCCTCGGGGCTCCACTCGTTGAGCAGTTGGCAGCCTGCTTCCAATCCGACCGCCGACCACACCGCCGAGGCGATGCGCAGCCAGGTGTCGTAGTCGGGGCGCGACGGGATGAACTTGAGCATCTCGCGCAGGTCGGCGGCGGTGCTTTCCAGGGGCGGGTGCCAAGCGGCGGCGCGGGCCGGTGCCACTTGCTCCGGGATAGGCAACGGGGTGGCGGCGTCGTTTAACCACAGGTCTTCGTCGCTCGAAACGAAGCAGAGGCGGAGCGGGTCCTTGGTGCTTTTGTCGATCTGCAGTCCGTAGGTTTTCAGGAAATAAGCCTCCGCCGCGGCGAAGCTGTCGCCGTGCCGGGTGCCGTCGATCAGCAGGCCGCACTTGAGGCCGCCGCCGCTCGGGGAAACAAAGCCGAAGATCAGGTAAGGATCGGAGCGCAGGAGCGGGCCGGTGCTGGTGAGGTCGAGCGCGGGGTTGTCCTTGCGGTCAAAGTCGCACTGGAGCACGCCGGAATGACTCAGGAACTTTTCGGCGAGCTGCACCTGTGCATCACGGGTGAGGCAGGCGCCCGACATCGTGAAGGCAGGCAGCGTGCGCTTGGCCTCTTGGTAGCCTTTCTCGTTCTGGCGTTCGAGGTGGCGGCGCAGCTTTACCAGCGGTTCTCCCCAGATGCCGGCGCGGATGCGCTCGAGCACATCGAGCAAGGGCAACTGCTCGGTGGGTTCCGGCGTGAAGGCGCTCGGGAAAAAGGAGACCAGCGCCCCGAGCGCGGCGGCGGCCTCGGGACTGGCAACGGTTGGAGTGGTGGCGGTGGGTGTCACGGAGTTTTATGATTTAAGCGGCGCACGCTTGGCGGGTTTCGAGTTCGCGGTAGAAGGCGATGGCCTCGGGGGAAACGAACACCCCTGAAAACCAGTCTTTCAAAAACAGCCCGCGCAGGGAGCGCAGGCGGGACAGGGCAACATAGGCTTGGCCGGGTTCACGGGCGGCGCGGATGTCGATCAGGGCGGCATCGAGCGTGAGTCCCTGGCTTTTGTGGATCGTCATCGAGTAGGCCAGCCGGAGCGGGTATTGATGGAACTTGGCCGAGTCGTCGTCCTGTGGATCGAACTGCCAGGAGAACGGACCCACCACGATTTCCTTGCCGTCGTCCTTGCGGATCCGGATTCCGTCGGAGCTTTCGAGGGTCTGTTCGTCGAAGTTCAAAACCGTGCCGCATTCGCCGTTGGCGGCGATCATGGCACCGCCGCCGCTCTCGGTGAGGTTTGCTGTGAACATCACGCGAGCGGTGCGCTTGAGCAGGAGCGCCTGCGGGGTGACGAGGTTTTTGAGGAGGAACTCGATCTGATCGGAGGCCCCGGTGGTGCGGGCGTTGAACGTGCGGGCTTCCTCGTCCTCGATGTTTTCGAGTTGGTAGGAGTTCCACTTATCCACCTGAACGTTGTGGGTGAACAGCCGCGGGATATTGCGGGACGGGAAGCGGGCCACCCGGGTGGCGAGGATTTCCGCAGTCTTCCCGCTGATGCGACCGACGCGGAAGTCGTTGAGCGCATCGATAAAATCGGGTTCGTTCTGGCGAAAGATTTGCGAGAGGTAGCAGGGGACCAGCCCGCCGCCCTGCCACGCGGCAGAGCGGAAGGCCCAATCATAACGGCCGGTCTTGGCCACGGGGGGCAGTTGCAGGAAGTCGCCAACAGCCACCAGTTGCAGCCCGCCGAACGGTTTTAATGGGCACTCGCGCACCCGGCGGAAGTGGTGATCGAGGAAATCGAGCAGGCGGCCGGGCAGCATGCTGACTTCGTCAATGACCACTGTGCGGGCGGAGCGGATCCGGTTATAAGCAGCGCGCCGGCTGCGGGTCATGCCCATCTCTAAAAACACCGAGTAGTCGTCGAACGATTGGCCGGGGTTGGGACCGAGGCCGATGCCGGCGAAGCGGTAGATGGTGCGGGCGGTGATCGTCAGCCCGGTCTTTTCGAGGAACTGCTGTTGCAGGTTGAGCGCAGCGATCCCCGTCGTTGCGCACAGGTCAATGGGGCCCCGGGCACGGCCCACGATGGCCGCCATGACGGTGCTCTTTCCCGTGCCAGCCATGCCGGTGATGAAGGCATTGGCCCCGCTCTCGACCAGTTCGACGGCGGCAAGCTGTTGGGTGGCCAGCTTCATGCGGCCTCCGTTTCGGCCTCAGCCTGGGCGCGCAGGGCGGTGGCGGGGACGCCCTGCCATTTGTTGTTTTTGCTCTGCTTCTTGGCATGACCGCGCAGGAGGTGGCGGCGTTCTTTGATCGAGAGTTTATTGAAACGGCCGGGGCCGATCTGCAATCCACGCACCCAGCCGCGGGAGATGGCCTTTTCAATCTTCTTGGCAGCGCTTTTCAGGTTCATGCGCGGGCTCCTTTCTCGGCGCGGACGCCGTAATCAGCGATCAGCAGGGCGTCGCAGGTGTCGAGGGTGGGTTTCAGCGCGGGGTAACGGCGCAGGGCTTCGGCACGCAGGGCGCGTTTGCGCTCGGGGCCTTTTTTGCCAGTCGTGCCGGTGATTCCAGCCTGCCAATCCTGCGGGCGGACCATGATCGTGCGGACGCAGAAGGCGGCGAGAACACCCTCCCAGTAGCCGGCGGAGTGCCCCATCTTGAACATGGAGGAGCCGGGCAGGGATTTACCGGCGATGAAGCCGCCGATCTTTTCGAGGTAGGCGACGCAGTCCGTCGTGTTGACGTGGCAAATGGCGTCGCGGAGGGCTTCGATCGGGGGGACGTCGGCGGTCTTATGGATGACGGGCAGGCCTTTGGGGGCGATGAAGCAGAGGGCACCATGCGCACCGGGGTCGATGGCGATGATGGTAAGTTGGGAGGCGGGAGTCATGTGGTAGCGGGTGTTTGCGAGTGTTTGCAGTTGTTTGCGGGGATCGCCCGACCTAGCCCGTGCCAGCAGTGGGGGCAGTTGCCCTCGGGTGCTGGGTGGTTTGCCTGGTCGCTCTTGATGCGGCGGGCCATCAGGGCGATGCCGAGCGGGCGTAGGTAGGGCGGTTGCTTTTCGGCTTTGTGGAAATCTTCGGTGTAAAAGGTGAACAAGTCGCCGGCGTGGTCTTGCGGATCGCGCGCGGCGGGCTCGGTTAAAACGGGTCGTGGCGGTAGGGCTTGGAGAGGAGCGGCAGTCGGTGGAGCAGGATCAGGCGACCGGGGTCGCTCGCGCTCTCCACTGCCAGCCACGCATGGACGCCCGGGGGCGGCTCCATCCACACCCCGAGCTGGGTGCTGACTTGCTGGCGGGCGAGGAGCCATTCCTTGGCCGCCTCCGAGGGTTTCTCGGAGGCGAACTCGAAAGGGACATCCGGCCCCAGCTCAACCTTGGGATCTCCCAACCGGCGTTCCGGTGTGGTCGTGATGAGCTGGTCGCCCACATAGACCGCATCGCGGCGGGGTGGCAGTGCGGGAGCGGTGCGGATTACCGTGCCGACCGACGCGGTTGAGGCGGCGGCCGGTACGGGGGGCTTCACTTGGCCCGACTGCTTCTGTGCGAGGAGGTCTTTGAGCGAGGCCATGGTGGGTTTTCGCTCAGTAGTCGTAATCCTCGACCTTGGTCGGCACCGCGGACACAGCCTTGGCGGTGACGAGGGCCGCATTCTCCGCCCACACCCGCACGCCGGGCAGGTCTTGGCGGTGCTTGATGATCGCCCGGATCGCCGCGTTGTTCGGCTCGATCGTGCAGAGGTCGGGGAAGGCAGCGAACAGGCGCTTGATGTCGGTGATCTCGAACTTCCAGTTCTTGCGCACCTGGATGCCGACGGGGGCGGCGGTGCTTTCGGCCACCGCCACCGCCTGCTGGCGAACCTCGAGCGCAGCCTGGTCGGCTTCGGCAGCGATTGCGTCCATGTCGCCCTCGAGGTTGCCGGTCTCGCCAGCACGGGCCGCGGCGAGGCGGTCGCGTTCGCGTTGCTCCTGCTCTTCGCGGATCAGGCGCTCCTGGCGTTCGGACTCCAAGCGGGCGGCGTTGGCCTTCTGTTGTTCGGCGCTCTGGTAATTGCCGATCAGGGTATTGAGTCGCTTTCCCTCAAGCTCGAGGTCTTCGACGAAGGTTTTGCAGGTCTGGTCAATGGCGCGGCCGGCGGCGAGCACCGGGGCTTTGATCAGGTTGCGGCTGTCTTCGACCTGTTTGATCAGGGCTTTGACGGCGACATAGGCCGATGACGCCTCTTTGACGGCAGCATGGTCGCGGATTTCGCGGCAGACTTTGGCGGCGGCCAGGGCCACCCGGCGCGCCTCGAAGGCGGCCGGGCAGATGTCCACCGTGGCGGCCTCGACGGGGCCGCTCAGGGTGAGTTGTTCAGTGACGAGTGACATTGATGTCCTTTCTTGGGCGGGCAGTTAGTAGGCCGGGACCGGATCAACCGCGGGGGCGGCGGGTTCGGAGGCTTCGGCGAGGGCGGCTTTGGCAAAGCCGAGGGCCTCACCCAGGCGCTTGTCAGCAGCGGTGGGCTTGGCGTTCTTGGCGTGCACCGGCACCCAGTTGGCGATGAGCTTTTCGACGGCCTCGGGGTCGAGGTCGCCGAGGTCGACGCCGGCGTGTTTGCCCACGTGCACCTTGCAGCGCATCCAGTTATCGCGGCCCACAGCGCCGCCGTCCTCGTTGGTGGGCGTGGCGGCTTTGCGGTAGCTGGCACCGGCTCCGGCGGAGTCACCGCCTGCGGCTTTCTTGGCGTCGCGGTCCTTCTTGCGAGTGAAGGTGCCGGAGTTGGCGAGGGGTTCACCGATCTTGTGCGGGGTGCAGGCGATGATGTTGGCGTAGGTCTCGCCGTTGGTGCCCGCGCTGTGGGTGACGATCACGAATGCGGGCTTGCCGAGCAGGGCCTCGGTGTCGAACTCCTCGAGCTCTTGGGCGGTCAGGTCGCGGCCGAACCACTGTTTCAAAAACTTGCGGAAACTGGCCTTTTCGTTGAGCGAGGTGGTGAAGCCGCTCGACCAGACGCAGTGGGGGCGGTTGGGCGTGGTGCTCTTGTCGAGTTGGTCGATCTCGAAGACCAGGCGGAACTTTTCCTTGGGGCCGTACTCGGTTTCCTTGGTTTCGGGCGGGGTCACGTCCACGCACACGGCGCGGCCAGTGAATTCAGGACAGGGGGCGAAATTGCCGGACTTCTTTTCTGAGAGTTTCATGATGATTTAAGCGGATGAGTTGGGTTGCTGGCGGAAATTACAGGTTGTTTTTGGAGTCGGCCCCGGCGTCGTCGCGGCTGCCTTCGTCGGCGGCGCAATCGACCGTGCCCGAGGTGTTCGCTTTGCGGCCGGCGCGTGACTTCTTCTTGGCGGCGGCGGCTTCTGCTTTAGCTGCCTCCAGGCTGATGCGGAGTTTCTCAGCCCGGTCGTTAAGATGGGCATTGGTCTTGGTGATGACGTAGTTCGAGCCGGGGGCGCTCAGCACGGCTGGCGTGCAGTGCAACCACTGGAACCACGCCTCGACATCGCCGGTGATCTCGCTGTCGAGTAGGTTTTCGAGCCACTCCTCGGCTTCGTCCTTGGGGCGCAATTCGTTTGTTTCGTCGTCGCAGAAGATGCTGAAAAAATCGGAAGCGAAGTGGGTGGCATCTTCCTGGGTAACTACGCGCGGTCGTTCACCACAGCCGATGAGCGCGTCGGCCTTTTTGATTGCGACCTCGGTTGGATCGGTGGGCCATTCCTTTGGAGCGGGCAGTGCCAAGAAGGGGATTACGTCGGCGTTGGCGGACTGTTGCTCGATGATCTCCATCACCATCTGACGGTCGCGCTCGGTCATGTCTTCCTCGGCAACGACTTCGCCACCCTCGCGCTTGCGGAGCGTCTTTCGACCGGCCTTGGGTTCGTCGAAGGTCCAAAAGCAGAGGTAGTCGCGCATCTCGAAGCCCGAAGTCACGCAACCGCGCAGGCGGTTTTCTTCGCTTTCGATGGCAGAGAGGCGGGCCTTGTAGTCGGCCTTGATGTGATCGAGTTCGGCGTTGGTCGAATCGATGCGGTTAAGAGCCATGGCCATCTCGAGGGCCTTGGCGTTGCGCTCTTCGAGCGTGTAATTGTAACGCAGCTGGCGGCGCGTTTCGTTGGCGGCAAGGGCGGTGGTGCTCATGGGCTTAGTTGTCGGAGGGGAACGGGGCGGAGGTACGCGGCAGGTCGGCGATGGCGCGGGCCTCGTCGTGATTTTTGGCAATGCGCAGGTGAGCGATGCCGATGGTGATTCCGGCCTGTTCGGTCGGGTAGTGGATCAGGCCCACCGAGTTCGCCAGGGCGTAGGTGCTGTCGAGCTCGATGCTCTCGGAGAGCAGTTCGAGCAGTTCGACGAGCTTCTTGGCCTCGGTCTTGGCGGGCAGGGTGAGGATCTTCGATCCGATGTGCAGAGTGAGCACCCGGGTGATCGGGGGCAGAACGAGCCCCGACTTGACTTCGGGTGCGTTGGCTGGCGTGGTTGTGGTCATATTATTCCTATCGGTTGTTAGTTGAGCCCTCTGCTGTAACAGGGGGCTTTTTCGTGGCCGGTGATCGGCGCACGGAAAGTGGGTTGGTAGCGGTGGCCTAAGCCGCTTTGCGGGTTTCGAGGTAGGCGTCCAAGTCGGCACGCTTAACCAGGCGGACGCCGCGCTTACCGCTACGGCCGACGATCAAAACAGACGGCAGGCGCTTCGCCGGGTCTTCGGATTTGCAGATGCGGCAGAGCATCGAGGCGTCGATCCCGTAGGCCTGCTCGATGTCACGGGGGCGGAGCCAAACCGCGCCGTCGATCTGGCGAGTGGTGCGCTTGCGCTGCACGGGCGGGACAGTGGAGAGGGGAGAGGCGGCGCTCACGCAGCACCTCCAGCCAAGCGCAGGCGCTCAACATAGCTGAGCTCGGGGGCGCGGTGCACCTTGGGCGCCGGCGTGAACAGGTCGCGGGCTTGGGCGTGGTTTTTCTCGTCGCCCGCAATCGCCGCCTCGCACAGATCGTTGATCACCTGGCTGCGGGTGCGGCGCGTGTCGCCCGCCAAGCGGTCGATGCGGCGCAGGAGGGACTGGTCGAACTTCAAGCTGAGACCAATCCGAAGTTCATCACTGTAACGGCGGCGGCTCACTTGGCGTCCTCCGATTGGATCTCGTCGAGGGCTTGGCGCATCGGCTTGTGGCAGAGGGCGCAGATGCCCACGAGCAGCACTACGCAGGCAACGGGGATGGCGATGAGGAGGGTCATCGGGATCAGGCGGTGAGTCGCTTGGTGCGGCTGGCGATCACGGCAGCGATCACCTTAGCCGGGGTTTTGTTGGCCGAGAAAAACGAGGCCAAGGCAGCACGAATGATCTCGCTGTCCTTCAGTCCGCTATCTTCTGCGATCCGGGAAATCTCGGTGTGGAGATTGCCGAGTCGGACCGTTACTCGGTCGTTCTTTTGCTGTTTCGTATTGGGCATACACCCCATCAATCTGACGCTGTCTGACAAGTGAAGACAAATTTACGGGGTGAAAATCAACTTGCTATAAATTAAAGACTTAGTCTGATTTTGTCTGACATGAAAACTAAAGACCGAATCAATGTTCGCCTTGAACCTCATCAGATAGAACTACTCGCGGAGGCAACTAAGCTATTGGGCAACAAGATGAAGGAGAGCCACGTTATCCGCGCTGCGCTCGATCATTACTTCTCTTGCCCTGAATCAGTTTTGCCAAACGGGAAGCCGCTTCCTCACATCGTCGTACCCTCGTCCCCAATGGAGATGGGAGTTAATGGAGTTCTTGTGCCTAAAAGACCATTTGGCGCGCCGGCAATTCCTGGGTTTATGCCTAAAGATGGCCTTATTCGCATGAAGGGATCACCCGAAATCAGAAATCCCCGAAAGAAAGATTCAGAGAAGGCCAGCGCCTAACTCTGCTCCGTAGGCCAGCCCTTTTCCGCAATCTCTGACTCGGGCGCGTAGACTTTCGGCGGGATCAGGCCCTGTTCACGCACCCACGCCTTGAGCTCCTCCAGCTCAAGGATCGCACGGCGGCCGATGCGCTTGGCGTCGACAAGGTTTTTTGCCTCGGAGAGCTCACGGCGGAAATAAAAGGCGCTGGGCTTGTAGGTGGGTTCGGGCATGGGGTGGTTTTTGTCGACTAATTGGCCTACACGTTTAGGCGTAAAACGTGAAACCAAAAACCTTTTTTCGCATAGCGTTGGCACTGCTTGGGATGGGCTTATGCGGTTGCGTCAATAATCGGCCGGTCGACGTCACCGCGGCATGGCGGGAAACGGTGATTCCCCCCGCGTTCAAAACCAACATCCGGCCAACGCTCAAGCTGGTCGGGTCGCAGGCGCAGCTCACGCAGATGGGGAATAGTTTTCTCATGAGCGACGGGAAGGTTTTTCACTCGATCTTCACGGGCGATGAGCAGGTGAGCGACTCGATCGATCTCATCGCCTCCCGCTTTGACACCTCGGTCAATTGGCTCGGCGGAAATACGACGGTGACCTACACCGCCACCGTTGCGGTAACGATTGGCGGCGAGCGCCACGTGATCACAGGCACCGGCAGCGATTCGACACGGCTGACGATCGACAATGCCGCCCGGACCGCCGTCGAGGGCGCGGTGATGAACATCGTGCGTGAGGTCCGCATGCTTCAGCAACGGGAGTCTAAGAAGATCGCTCCAGAGCAATCTCCAAAAAGCTGAAAGCCGGAGAAGCCGGAGAATTTAGGCAGTTCCACCAACCTTTTTCTTTAGTAAGGTATTACCTTTTCCTTATTAAAAGATAGGAAAAGGACTAAAATACTCCGGCTTCTCCGGCTTTTGGACCGTCGGACTGGGGGCAGAAGCCTTCAAAAATCGCCCTTGATGCCGATAATGAGCCTACTCGGGGCGGAAAGGGGAAGTTTTCGGGTGTTTTTATCGGCTGGGCGAAAAGGTTGGGAAAATACTCCGTATTCTCCGGCTTCTCCGGCTTTTCTCTCAAATCTCCGGAACCTTGCCCAAAGCGGACGCCGCCTGCGCAAGCTGGGTGTGGGTATAGCCGCGGTTCACGCTTTCGTCTTCGTGGCCGATTAACTGCATGCGCATGGACTCTTCGACGCCGGCATCAGCCAACCAGGTGGCCAGCGAGTGACGCAGCGAGTGGATCGAGTAGGCCGCCAGCTTGCGCCCCTTGCCGTTGCCGGTCGCGAATTCCTGCACGATGCCGACGCGCGGCAGGATCGAGCGGCGGAATTCGTTGGAGATGCGGCGGCGCTGGACCGTGGATAGCCTTGGCAGAAGCGGGCCCTTTCGCGGTTTTCCGGCATCGGCCCATCTCTGCGACAGGTGCGCGGCCAACGATACGTGTAATGGCAGCCAATGGGTGTCGTCTGTTTTGGTGCGGGTGAGGGTCATGCGCAGGCCGGCCAATTCGATCTGAGTCCAGTCGAGTTGCGCGGCCTCCTGTTGGCGGGCCCCGGTGTAACCGCAGACCATGATGAGCGTTTGCCAGTCAGGGTGGAGCGTGTGGGCCTTCCAGGTGGTGCGTTCGGGCGGGTGGTAGTCGGGGGCGGTGCAGCGTACGAGCTCGCGGAATTGCTCGAAGGTGTAGGCGCTGCGATGCTGCGCTGCTTTCTTGGCGCCCTTCACGTTGAGACCCTGCGCTGGGTTGACCTCGAAGATCCGTTGCATCGTCGCTTCGTTGAATGCCTGGCGCAGGATCATCAGGGTTTTGTTGATCGTGCTCGGGGCTTTGCCGGCGGCGACGTCAGCATCACGGAACTCCGCCACGCGCTTCGAGGTGATGTCGGCCATGGTCACGCCGTCGCCCATGAAACGGAGGAAATCGCGGATCACGTCGGAATACTTGACCATGGATGCGGCCCCGAGGCTCTTCTCCCGGCTGCGCAGCCAGCGACGCAGGAAGTCGCCGGCCGGCTCAACCTCGGCAACCGTGACGCCGGAAAGGGCGTTGAGTTCGGCGAGGAATTTACGGCCGGCGTTCTCAGTCCATCGTTTCTCGCCGGCGGCGATGGCGGCGCGCTCGAAGGAGATGGCCATTTGCTGAGCGCGGGCCTTGTCTGCGGTGCCGGTGCTGCGCTGCACCCGGCGAAACACGGGCAGGCCACGGGCGTCATTCTTTCCCGTTGGCAGCTTGTAGCACGCGAAGTAATGATCGGAGGTCTTCTTGAGTCGGACGGATGCCATGGAGAGACATGACAACCGTAGTGGCAACAAGTGGCAAGTTTTCCAATGTTTCCCGTATTGCCTAGCCTAGCTAATCAACTGGAAAACAACGCTTTGCCGACTCCCTAAGGTTGCACCACTTTAAAGATAAGCCCGTAATGCCTAACAGCTTACGGGCTTTTTATTGGGTTAGTGGCAACAGGCCTGACCACTAGCGATTTTACGCATTCCTAGGTGACGGATACCCCACCCTATCGAAACTCGGTTTGTTTTTTTGAAGAGACCAAGTGCGTTCTT